CTAGAAACCAAGAAGTTAATTTTAATCTAGGATATGCATATGAACAGCAAGGACAAACAGCATCAGCCGCCGGCTTTTATTTGCGTAGCATTGAATTTGGGTATGATGTAAATTTACAATATGAAGCATCAATGCGATTAGCATTATGTTTTGAACGTCAAGGAGATCGAATATTTACAATTAAAGGTATTTTATTGCGTGCAATCTCTTTAAAACCTAAAAGACCAGAAGCATATTTTTTACTTGCAAGAATATACGAACGCAATCGCGATTGGCAAGAATCATATACCATGTCAGTTTTAGGACAAGAACACGCAACAGAACCTGCAGCTACAAGAACTGATGTGGAATATCCAGGAATATTAGGTTTACGATTTGAACAAGCTGTTAGTTCTTGGTGGATTGGTTTATGGAACGAATCTATTTCTTTATTCAAAGAATTAGAACAACAAGATATGCCAGAATTATATAAAACGGCAATACAAAACAATTTAAATACATTAAAAACAAAATAAAGGAAAAAAATGACAAGAAAGTTAGACAAAGAACATTTAGATGAAATTCAATCACTTCGCGAATTGTTTGCAAATAATGCAAATAATTTAGGTTCTATTTCATTAGAACAAATTGCAATTAATCGACGATTAGAATTTTTAAACGCAGAACAAGACAAATTATATTCTGAATTTGAATCTCTACGTACAAAAGAACAAGAATTATTAGAAAAAATGCGCGAACGTTATGGCGATGGTCAAATCAATATTGCAGACGGCACATTTACAGCAGATGATGGTTTGGCACAATAATCCTATATTTATAAATAAAAAATTATAGGAGTATTAAATGGCAGAAAGAATAGTTTCGCCGGGCGTATTTACAAATGAATTAGATCAATCATTTATCGCCGGCGGAGTCGCACAAATTGGAGCATCTATTGTAGGCCCAACCGTAAAAGGTCCTGCATTGATTCCAACACAAATTACATCATATTCGCAGTTTCAACAAATTTTTGGAACAACGACTACGGATTCATATGTTCCGTATGTAGTTCAAGATTATTTAGCAAAAGGCGGTAATGTAATTACAGTAACACGTTTATTGTACGAAGATGGATATAAATTAACTAATGGCGGCTTAGCAATTATTGCAAAATCTGGATCAGGAGCTAGTAAAGTTCAAGTAGTAACACACGTATTACATCCAACTCAAGCAGTAACTACAGATGGTGCAACAGCGTTATTTGAAGATTCTGTATTATTAGATGGTGGTTCTGGATCATTTGCATTGAAAATTTCAGGTTCATATGTAGCCGCAGCAGATTCAGCAATTGGATTTAATGGATCATTTGCAGTTGCCGAAGGTGTTGCAATATCTGCATCAATTGTTTCAACAAATAATGAATATGTTCCTACAGTATTTGCACGAAATGCTAAATCAGTAAATTATCCAGTATATGTTCAATATGAAAATATCAATGCATCATCTTTATTTGCTAATTTAGGAGATGTTACTGTAGAATTAGCAAAACTTTCAAATTATGAATTTTTGCAAGATTATGCAACTGCATCAACCCCGTGGATTACATCACAGAAAATTGGTTCAATTACAAGAAACTTGTTTAAATTTCATACTTTATCTCATGGTAATTCAGTTAATTATGATGTAAAAATTGGAATTCGTGATGTAAGATTAGGTTCTGAAACACCGGATCCAAACGGCTATGGTTCATTTACAGTTGAAATTCGTCGAGTAAATACATCAACACCACAACCTGGTTTTGTAAATGCAGTTGATACATCACAAGATACAGATGGACAACCTGAGATTGTAGAAACATTTATTAATGTTAACTTGAATCCAGCATCTCCAAATTATATTGCTAGAAAAATTGGTACACGTTATCAAACAATTAATAATTCAAATCAATTGGTTATCAGCGGCGACTATGCAAATAATTCAGCATATGTAAGAGTTGAAGTAGATCAATCCGTTGAAGAAGGTTTAATTGCTCCATCATTAGTACCATTTGGCTTCCGTTCATTGAATTCTCCAATTCCAATGGCGTCTGGATCTTTAAATTTAAGTGCAGCATCATATGCAACATCACAAGTTGTTTCAAGTCAGTATAATCCAAATAATTACTTTGGATTCGATTTTGCCGTTCAAAACAATTTAAATTATTTAGCTCCTGTACCTACTTCGGGTTCAACAACCGGTAGCAATTCAGATTTCTACTTAGGAGATGTGTCACAAGATGCTTCAGTTAATTTCCCAGCTGGCACTGCATATTCTGGTTCATTACAAACTGCATTAGTAGCAGGAACATTTACAACAAATGTTGCAACATCAACTCGTAAATTCATACTTCCATTCCAAGGAGGATTTGATGGCGCTAAACCAAATCTAAAAAAATATTCAGGTACTAATATTGTGTCAACAAATACATTTGGTTTTAATTGTTCTACGGGAACATCGACTGGTACAGTTGCATACAACAAAGCATTTACGTTGTTAAGTAACACTGACTACTATGATATGAATTTACTTGTTACACCAGGTATTATTGATAGTTTACATCCAAATGTAACTGGATTAGCAAGAACATTGTGTGAAACTCGTCAAGATACATTCTATGTAATGGATACGAATGCATTAACAGATTCAATTTCAACAGTAGTTAATCAAGTTACGTCAATGGATAGCAATTACACTGCAGCATATTGGCCATGGTTAAAAATTAATGGTGCAAACAATGTTCCAACTTGGGTACCACCATCAACTTTAATTCCAGGAGTATTAGCATTTAATGATACTAATCAAGCTCCATGGTATGCCCCTGCAGGTTTGAATAGAGGATTGATTACTGCTACTGATACTTATGTTAGATTATCACAATCAAACCGAGATACATTGTATGATGCTCGTGTTAATCCTATTGCGAACTTCTTAAACGATGGAATTGTTGTATGGGGTCAAAAGACACTACAAGCTCGACCAAGTGCATTAGACCGCGTTAATGTGCGTCGTTTGTTGATTGCAGTTAAGAAATTTATTGCATCTTCAACACGCTATTTAGTATTCGAACAAAATACTACATCAACACGTAACCGTTTCTTGAACATTGTTAATCCGTATATGGAACAAGTGAGAGCAAATCAAGGTTTATATGCATTCCGAGTTGTTATGGATCAAACAAATAACACCCCGGATTTAATTGACCAAAATATTTTATACGGTCAAATATTCCTTCAACCAACTCGTACGGCAGAATTCATTATTCTAGATTTTAATATTCAACCAACAGGTGCGTCATTTGGCAATGCATCGGCATAATATTAAATAAAAAAGTATAAAAGGCAGGGTTCGCTCTGCCTTTTTTTACATTCTCGATATTTATATTAAAAATAGGAAAGAACATGGCATTAATAGATCAATTGAATCCAAACTTAGACGCTGTTTCAAATGTTGATATTTGGAATAAAGCATATTCTTGGGAACCAAAACGCCAGCATCATTTCATTCTTGATATGGATGATATTCCATCTTATCTTATCAAAGCATCAGGTAAACCAACAATTACTAACACAGCTGTTGAATTAGATATGATTAACGTTAAACGTTATGTTGCAGGTAAACATGCATGGGACACCATAACTATGACATTGTATGATGCAATTGTTCCATCTGGAGCACAAGCTGTTATGGAATGGGTTCGTTTACATCATGAATCAGCAACAGGTCGCGATGGTTATTCATCATTTTACAAAAAAACACTTAAGTTGCATCAACTTTCTCCATTAGGTGAAATAATTGAAGAATGGCAACTTAATGGTGCATTTATTACTAGTGCAGGATTTGGAACTTTTGATTGGTCAAGTGATGCGGTACAAGAAATTGAATTGACTATACAATTTGATTGGGCATTCTTGAATTTCTAATTCAAAATAAAAATTATATTAAAGCCCCTTAAATTGGGGCTTTTTTTATGTTCGAACATATTTATAATAAAGGTTATAAGAAATTATGAGTACACATACTACTAAAATTGATCCAAACATTATTGAATTAGCAAAACAGCGTTATGAAACAAAACAACGAAGCAAATTGCCTAGTGTCATTGTTTCATTAGCTAGCGCCGGAAAAATTTATCCCGAATCATCACCTCTACGTAGCGGACAAATTGAAATGCGATATATGACTGCATATGATGAGGATATTCTAACAAATACATCTTATATTAAAAGCGGAGTAGTATTCAATAAATTGTTAGAATCAATTATTGTTACTGAAGGCATTAATGTTCAAGAAATTTCAACATATGATAAAAATGGATTGATACTTTATTCTAGAATATTAGCATATGGTACTGAATATCCAGTGCAAGTTATTGATCCTAATACAAAAACAACATTAGATCGAGTTATAGATTTATCTAAAATTAAATTTCGACCATTTGAATTAAAAACAGATGAAAATGGAGAAATTGATTATGAGGTTGCTGGCAATACATTAAAATTTTCATATAATAGTGATTTAGATTTAACCAATGTAACTATATCTCAAATGTTACAAACAATTATTAAACAGGTCAATCAATCTAGATCAAATTCTGATATTGAAAATTTTATTCGTTATGAATTCATGTCAAAAGATGCAAAAGATTTTCGACTATTTTACGTAAAAAATCTACCAGGAATTGATTTAACATATGAATTCGAAGGTGAAAATGGAGGCACCTTCACAACTGGATTTCAACTTGGATCAGACCTTTTTTGGTTTTAAACCAGAAGACCGAGTATTTTTACATGATAATTTATTTAATATGCTTTGGCATGGCGAAGGTCGATGGGACTGGGATACTTTGTATAATATGCCAATATTTTTACGACGCCGTTGGATGAAACATGTTTCTAGAATATTAGAAGAACGAGAAGAATATCAAAAGAAAATTGCAGAATCTAGAAAAAACAAACAATCGAAACGATCACATGCGGCAATACCTAAATCAGTATCTAAAAAATAACTAGTAAATATTTATATAAAAATAAGTATTTATGACTAATCAACAATTCATACAACATTTAAAGCAACAACCTCGCCATGGTTTTGATATCAATTCATTCATTAGAGGTATCGAATATAGTTTCGATGCGTTAAGTGATTTTGGGAGATACACCACACAAGCAATAACGGCGGCAAAAGATCTTTCTAAACAATTACTTGAAACCGGAGAAATGGGTTTTCAAGGATTAATGAAATCGCAAATTTCTTTAAATCTTGGATTATCTAAAACTATAGAAATTAACCAAGTACTTCAAACTAAATTTTTAGCGTTAGGAAAAGCAGCTGCATTTGTAGAAGAACGAAATGCAGTTTTAAATAAAGGTTTTGGAATATCAAGTAAAAATGCAGCTAACTTAAGCAAAAAATTTATACAGTTATCTAAAGATAATAAAGTTTTTGGAAACGAAATTGTATTTTCTGGCGAAGCAATGAATGAGTTTGCTGTTAACATTAAAAAAATGTTACCAACATATAATCAATTAGCAAAGGCTGATTCTAGTTATTATAAAAGTTTACAACAATCTCAAGCTATATTAATAGAAGGACTTGGTCTAACAGAAGAACAAGCCAATTCATTTACTCAATTTACCTCTGCCGGCGAACTCAATGCTGCTCGACAATTGCAATTAACTGAAACAATTGCTAAATCAATGGGTGATGCTGATGGTAAAATGGGATATATGAAATTAATTACCGAAGGTATTGCTGAAGCTGGGGCAGATATTCAATTACAATATGGTCGATTACCTGGTTCTTTAGAACAAGCAACCATCAAAGCAGCTAGATTAGGATTAAAACTAGAAGATTTAGCAGGTGCTGGCGAATCTTTATTAGATATTGAAAGTAGTATAGGTAAAGAATTAGAATATCAATTATTAACCGGTCGTCAATTAACAAATGATCAAAATCAAAGTTTAACTAATTTATATCGAGAAGCAACACTTCGAGGAGATGCTAACGATCAAGCAAATATACTTAACGAAATTATCGAAAAAGAAGGCGGCAATTTAGAAAAGAATTTATTTGCTAGAAAGCAAATGGCTGATTTATTAGGTATTCAAGAACAACAATTGGCTAGTGCTATACAAAAACAAAAAATTTTACAAAAAGCTGGAGAACAAGGAATTCCAATAAATATTGATGATAATGGATCGATAGAACGAGCAGCTGAAGCTTTAAAAAATAAAGGAGAGTTAACAGCTAAGGAGTTTGATGAATTCATGGATAGTAATAATACTGCAACAACAGAAACTCTTCTTAAGGAACAATTATCGATTGCAAATGAACAATTGATGTATACAAGAATGGATGTTCAAGCAAATCGAGAACAATTAATCAAAGCTGCAAAACAAATGGCCGCTGCATCAACAGGATTATCAGATTCTCAATATGATGCTTTAGGAAAAACATTAACTGTATTAGGAGTACCCCAAGCTGCAGCAACCGAGATCATAGATTCTGCAACTAAAGCAACCGTTGATGGTGCTGGATCTGTACGAGCTAAAAAAGGTAATGACCTTATAGCAACACCAACGGGGTATGGCGATCGCATACTGCTAGCAGGAGAAGATACATTTGCATTAAACAATGATGACACAGTTGTTGCCGGAACTAATTTATTTCCAAAATCTAATTCCGGTAACACTGGTTTAGCATCGAAAATAGATGAGTTAATTGCAGAAATACGAAATCAAACACGCATATTATCAAAACGAGATAACACATTTGGTGCTGGTATAAACAGTGCATATTATGGATAGGAAAAACAATGAGTAACCCAACATTAGGAGCAGGACAACAATTTACGGGGCCATTTAATATACTGCCAGATACGCTACAAACTAATCCTACTACACAAAATAATTCACAATTTACGCCATTTTATGATATTATAACTACTACAGAAACTAATTTCATATCAAACCCACCAAATCCAACGTTAAATGCAACACAACAATTTACGACACCATTTAATATACTACCGGATCCGCTACAAACTAATCCAACTGTTGCATATTCATCGCAATTTAGTCCTGCTAGCAATATAGGTGTAACAATTGGCATTGGCAATCCAATATTAGGTTTTGCTCCACCGATACAACAATTATCTAATCCGACAATTTTTGATCCAGGTGCAACTCAACAGTTAACACAAACGCCTTATATACCAGCAGCTGGTTATGTAGGCAATCCATTTGACTCGCCAGTATCATATCCATCATATGCACCAATATTAGCACCAGCAGGTACAAGATTATTTCCGGAATCATTAATACAAGCTCCATTAAATGTAACTGGCAGTTTTACAAACTTAACTAATGATAAATTTTTAAGAAATAGTTTTGGTTATGCTAGCAGCATTGCAGCCGGCGCATTAGGATTTCCGCAAATAGGACAAAGTGCTCAAAAAGTATTTAATACTGCAATTGATAGCAACGGCGTACTTGATAATACATATTTTACATTACCTTTTAATCAATTAACTAATAAATTAAATTTTAGCGGAAATGTAATCGATATTACTAATTCGATTGGAAGTTTATCACCATATCCAGATTTTCGAGCAAAACGTTTTGCAAGTGCATTTGCCAATCAAAGTGCAAATTTACTTACAAAAATAGGTTCGGCAATTGGCAATGCCAGAAAAGATGGTGCAGCTGCTTCATTACGTCCAGGTCTTGCAAGTGGAAGAGCCGGACTTTATGCCGGCACATCATTAACGCCAGCTGGTGCTTATGCATTATTTAATTTAAATGGTGTTGGCCAATTTGGTTATGGTTGGGGTGAACATGACAATAAATTTGCATTACGAAGTGATTTTACATTGCGTAGTCAAATAAATACAGAATGGCGACCTAATCGGATTCAAGGAAATAAAGGAAAATTTGCTAGAACAAATTTCCCATTAGAAGTTGTAACACCATTTCGCGGCGATAAAGTTACTGTTATCGATTTTGGAAAACGTTTATTAAAAAATGCATATCAATGGAAACCATCACCTGAACTAGATTCTGAAAATTCAACTGTACCTAAAACATCATTAACTAAAGACTTTATAAAGTTTTTCTTAACAGGACCAACGTTAACTGCAAAAAATTTAGTTGATGGCGGCGGCTCTGATGATATCATTGTATTTAGAGCGGTATTAACTAGTTTAGCTGATTCATTCTCACCATCATGGACAGATGTAAAAATGATCGGCCGCGCCGATCCAAATTATCAATATACTGGATATGGAAGATCTTTAAGTTTAGGATTTGATATTGTTATAACCGACCGCGATGAAATCAAACCAACATGGAGAAAATTAAATGCACTTGCTGGTTATTGTGCACCTAAATATGATCCTACATCTATTGCTTTGGTAGGTCCATGGATGCGAATAACATTAGGAGATTTATTTCATCAGACAGCAGTAGTTATGACTTCATTAAGTTATACATATGACTTAGATCATTCATGGGAAATTAATATCGAAGGCGATAGAGAAATGTTCGAAACACCTAGAAAAATTTCTGTAAGTTGTGATTTTAATGTTATTACCGATTCATTACCTCAAAATAATGGTCGTTTCTTTAGTTTAGCTAAACAATATAATGATGATAACATTCCGAAACAAAATAATGATAACTGGTTAAGTGATTTTGAATCTAATATACCAGATGAAAATTTCAATCAAGGTAGAACTAGAGGTAGATAATTAATAATATGGAAGACTAATTAAAATGTCAAGTAGATATGCATCGGCAACACAACTAAAAAATTCTATAGGAAAACGGAGACTGTCATCAGTGATAATTCCAAATATTCCCGTATCACCAAATGATGTTTATATACAAACAACATCGGTTGAACGATTAGATAAATTAGCAAGTAAATTTTATCAAGATGCAACAATGTGGTGGGCAATAGGTGTCGCAAATGGATTAGGTAAAGGCACATTGATTATTCCACAAAATACTACAATACGAATACCAGATAAAAATATTATACAACAAGTTATAATTGAAATAAATAATTCACGATGAACATATTTTATTCACAAGTAGATGATGCAGTTCAAACAGAACTAAATGCTCGAGGTCTTTCGGGACGAAATCGAACAACTAAAGATTTAAATTTTATGTTAGGAAAAATTGCTAATGTAAAATTAACTGCATATATATCCGGATCTGCAGATCCTGGAACAGAATATCTCGGAGAATATGGAGTTCTAGGAGGAAGAAACGTACGATCTGGCAGATATTTACCATCTGGACCTGGCGGATTTTTAAAAAATCCTACATATACAAAAACTGAAATTGATTATGACGCAAACGGAGATGCATATCTAGATACGAAAACTGGAAATGTTGACTTTTCTAGAAGAATAGGTCCAATAATTACTGCAGTAAGTATTGATATCGGTGATCATTCAATGGGTTTATTAAATAAAGCAACTATTAATATTTCAATTCCAAACCCAACACGCGACTTAGATCCAATTGAAGAAGTGTGGTTTTATCCAGGCCGTTATGTTAAAATTGATATAGAACACCCAAATTCTGCTGTAATTACGGGAGCAGATACTAATCTTATTTCTACAGGATCTTTATTTGGTTCATTATCAGAAGAAGTAATCAATGAAAAATTAAAGAAAATGTATCCAACATTAGCCAATTCTTTATCAGAATTTAAAAGAGAAATACGTAAACTTAATAAATTTTCATTTCAAGGTTTGATAACATCTTTTGATTTTTCATATACAACAGAAGGTTCGGTAGATGCTACAATTTCATTAACTGGTACTAGTAATACATATACCGATGTATCCATGTTAATGAATCCAGATGCTAAAAAAACTGAACAGACAAAAGCTGTAGAATATAATACTGTAGCAGTTAGCACTACAAAGGAATTAGAAGCTCAAGGACAACCTACTGGATCAACTGAGTTTTATGGCCAGTTATACAACGAATTTGAACGTGTCCGAAATAAATTTAAAGATGTTAAAAAACTTACAAATGACTCAGAACTCTTAATACCATTTACAATTGATAATAATGTCACAAAAGCAACTGATCAATTTATTTTATATGGACAATTATATCCAAATGTACAACTACCAAAATTTCAACGAGCTATATTTGTAGCTGATACTGGATCTACTGTAAGTGTAGCTGATCAACAAACTCAATTTAATCAACAACAAGCAGCCGCAGAACAAGCATTTAATGATAATCCAAAACGTCAAACATACGTCGAAGTTCAACGTTATATAACATTAGGTGCATTAATAGAATTTATTAACAAAAAACTTATAACTAAAATTACGGGTGCAGCTAATAAAGCAGAAATTATTTGTAATGATTCTATGCAGTTTAGTAATTATTATCCATCATTAACATCATGTAATCCAAAGGAAGTATTATTATTACCAAATAATTCAAATTTAACTCAAAATGCCGGCGGCATGAATGTTTACGGCGATAATATATTAAAGATGTATCCAAATGTAGTAAATACCATGGCTAATTATAGTAATGATGGTAATGTAAAACAATGGCCTGGTATTACATTTAATAATAATGATACTACTGTAATATGTCCATCTAGAATTTTTTTAAATATTGAAATGATTCAAGAAATATTAAATACATTATCAGGGTCAAATACAAAATCATTTATGATATCTGACTTTTTAGCAAATATTAGTTATAAAATATCATTTGCAACTGGAAATGCAATTAATCTTAAATTAGTTTCAGATCCAGATTTACCTAATACACTGTATTTTAGCGATACGAAATATTTAAAATCAGTGACTGCAAAAGATACAGTTAAACCATATTCAGTGCCAATGTTAGCTAACCACCCAACTGGCTCAATTGTTCGAGAATTTACATTTCAAGCAAAATTACCTAGCAATGTTAAAAATTTATCATATGTATTAAACGCAGGAACTAATGTATCAGATGATGAAATTGCACCATATTTAAATTTTATGTATAATTCTAAAGATGCCGCTTCCATTAATAAAGCTCGAGCCAAATATAGAGAAAAACATCTACAAATTGCAAAAAATTTAAATGATGCAAAAGATAGTTACGGTAAAATTCCGTTTGTTGATGAACATACTACTAAATTAAGTAAAGCACTTATTGAATATATAAAATTTCCATTTGATGATATTAGCAAATCACAACAATTAACTGCACCAATATTTCCATTTGATGTTGATTTTACAATTGATGGTATAAATGGATTACGATATGGAGATGTTTTAACATTTGATGGTTTACCTACAAAATATAAAAAAAATACAGTATTTAGCATAATAGGTATTACTCATGATGTTGATACTGAGGGAAGCTGGACATCAAAAGTTAAATGTATAATGCGACCTAAAATAGGATAAACATGGCACGATTAAAACTATATTATCCGACTGATGAAATAACTAGTAATTTATATACTACTGGTAAAGAATGGATGACTATTAATAACGTTGAATATGTTGGTTCATATCATTTATATACAACTGGTGAAGCATATACGCAGCCCGAATGGAATCCAAGATCATCAATACAATTGATTCCATATCAAGAAACAACTCCGGAAAATGTAAAAAATATTGTTTATCAAAAATTAACAAATAATGCATATAATGAAACATATGTAATGCCAAGCTCAATTCCAGTGCAAGTAAATAAACAAGATATTTTAAATGGGTTTATTTCTCGTTTTTTTCTTAAAAAACATAATGAATCTATAATCATAGAAACAAATCAGTTACAATATCAACAATGGCAATCTAATATCATAGATTCAAAATTATATTCAGCAACATCATTAACTTGGTTTATTTCTGGAAATATTAATGATGAACGAATAAATGGATATTTAGTTGAAGGTGTTGCTACTAAAAATAAAAAAGAAATACAACGTGCATCTTTATCATTACCAGAAATTTCGAATTATTTAACGAATCTAACCGAGTATTATGTTGACAATGTCTTTACTATTGCAACAGACATTAATGGTTTGGAATCATGATAAAATTTTCTTATTATCCATATAATGATAGTGGATACTATAGAAGAGGCACAACAAACGCTACAATACATCAAAGATCGAAAGACATTGCTGGTACCGATATACTGTAGTCCCACAAATCATCCTGCAGTCAATCGTTTATGCGCATTATACATTTATACAGAAGATGATGTAGAACGTATGATTCCCATGTATCATACCGAACAACTAAGGGGCTTTTCAGAACTTGTCCCGGAGTTTACGGCTCTACAGAATATATTTGTTCATGATAAGAAGCGATGGTTACAAACCGGCGGAAACAACGCCGTATGGGATGTAAAAACATTGTGGTGGTATACATATGGCGAAGCATATGATGAATCACATTACGTAACGGCAGCACATCAATTTTATTGGCGTCGCCACGCTTCATTAGATGCAGTTAATTGTATTGTGCCATTGCAACAACATATGGCAATGTGTCAAAAGATTCGTCACTATGCCTGGCCAATGTGTGTAAATGCAAAATTAACTGAATCATATTTGCAATTCAATGATACATATCCTAAAACATTTGCAACAATTGAATCAGCAGGATTAGCAGTAGATGAAACATTTCGAATGCCAGAATTGATACATGACGGCCGAGTATATTCTCAATATCATTATCATACAACAACCGGTCGTCCTAGTAATGCATTTCGAGGATTCAATTTTGCTGCAATGAATAAAGAAGATGGTACTCGTGCTGCATTTCATAGTAGATTTGAGCGAGGTGCATTAGTTGAAATGGACTTTGATTCATACCACGTACGGCTCATTGCAAAAATGATTGGTTATGAATTGCCTGTATCATCTATACATGATTATTTAGGTCAATTCTATTTCGGAGTAGATGCATTAACAGATGAACAACGAGATGAAAGCAAATCAATTACATTTCGTTTGTTATATGGAGGTATTGATCGAGAATTTTTAAGTATTCCGTTTTTTGCA